TGCTCAAGAATTTGTAAATGCAAGATTGAATGAATATAAGGAATTAGCATCAAAAGATAAAACAACTTCATATGCAAAATTAAGAACATTGCAAGAAATAAAAGAAGCAATTTTCAAAACAGGAAAGCCAATCATTCTTTGCATAATGTGTGATAATCTTAAATTAGACAGAGATTATATTGCTCAATTACCACAAAATGCTAGAGGTGGTCATGCTGTTGTTTGTTATGGTTGGAATGAAACAGGCTTGTTAATTCAAAATTCTTGGGGAGAAAAATGGGGTAATAAAGGATGCTTTATTTTACCTTATGAATACCCATTTATGGAAGCCTGGGTTTTGACAAAAGATTCAAATGTAGTTGTAAAACCATCTGCATTTGCATTTAGAGAATTTTTAGTAAATTTAGGAAAATTAATAAAACAATTATTAACAACATTGTTTAATAAAAATAAAAAAATGTAATACTGTATATAAATATAACAAAAATATTAAAATTTTGTAATTTTAATTAATTTTTTTGCAACAAAATATAGTGAACACAAATCTTAAAATTCAGACAGATATGAAAATTAATTTTAAAATTATATATTAACTCTGGAGATTGGTTATTGGACTCTGGCGAGCTCGCCAATTTACCAGAGAAAAATAATCAATCAAAGGAGATTTAAATATGTATGGTTATATTTATGAAACTCGATTTTTGAATCATCCAGAATGGGTGTATTATGGTAAACACAAATCAAAAAAATTTGATGAAAATTATCATGGTAGTGGAACTGTTGTAAAAAAATATATTGAAAAATATGGTACAACTTTTTTACAAACTACACCAATTGTCTGGTGTAATTCTAAAAAAGAATTGGATGAAAAAGAAAAAGAAATCATTGATTTAGGCAGAAAAAGTTTGTTTGATGTTTGTTTGAACATAGCAAATGGTGGTGATGGTGGTGATATAACTATTGGATATAAATGGTATACAAATGGTGAAATAGACATTTATTTAAAAAATTCAAATCCACCAAATGGATTTTATCTTGGAAGAGCCAGAGATAAGTTCAAAAATGTCAATAAAAATAATATTTGGATAAACAATGGTGTAATCAATAAACATATTTTGAAAACTGACCTTGAAAAATATCCTGATTGGTCATTAGGAATGTTGGATAGAGGTGATGTTTGGAAACAAAATATAAAAAAAGCACGTGAGAATGTTTCCGAAATTACAAAATAGAAAATTTCTGAATGGCATAAACAACATTTAAAAGAAAAATATGGTGATGGTAAAAAATATTGGGGTAATAATTTTCCAGGAACACCACCACCAAATAAAAACAAAATTTCTATTACAAATGGGATAAAAAATAAATATATAAATGTTGATGAAAATATACCAGATGGGTGGTGGAGAGGTTCCACTCAAAAATGTAAAAAATAGGTTAATTTAAAAAATGAATGATAATGCAAAACAAGAAGAATTAATTTTCACAGATAACAAAAATACAAATGATGCTGTATTGGGTACATTAGAAGGACCATGTGCGGATTTCATTGACAGCACCCGAAATGGTAGACATTATTCTGATGAACTTTGGGAAAATGTTTTTGCAGATGGCACAATAGCATCTGAATTAATTGAAAATGGTGGAATACCTGGTGAAATGGATCACCCAATTGGGAGAGAAGAAACTGATAGTGCCAGAATTGCCATTCTTATGAAAGATAAACCAAAGAAGAAAAAAGATGGTAAACTTTGGGCAAAATTTCAAATTCTCAATACACCATTGGGTAAAATAGCTCATACTTTAGCAAAAGCAGGTTTCAATTTAGGAATTTCCAGTCGTGGAACTGGTGATACTTATGTTGGAAAAAATGGTGAAGAATATGTTGATGAAAATTCATATGATTTCAAAGCATTTGATTTAGTTTTAATTCCTGCTGTAAAAGATGCAAGACTTCATTTAGTCACAGAAGGATTTCAAAATTCATTTAATTACAAAAAAGAACTTTTAGAATCACTCAATTCTGTCAATGATGAAGATAGAAAAATTATGAAAGAAACATTAGACAATTTAGGTATAAATGTTTCTGATGAATCAAATAGAGAAAAAATTGGTGAATCACTTTCACAACCACAACCTGAAAAGGTTGATAATATAAATGCAACAATTGAACATGAAAAAGCCAACAATGATGGGAATTCATTAGTAGAAGAATTGCAAAACACACTTTTAGAAAATCAGAAATTAACTGAAAAGATAGCTAATCTTCAAGAGAAGTTATCAGTTTGCTATGCGAAAGAAATTGATTTAGAAGATGAAATAAACAAACATAAAAATAATGTTTCAAAACTATCTGAATCTGTTAAAAGTATTGAACCTTTAAAAAAGCGTGTTAATGTATTAACTAAACAATTAGAAAAATCAAAACAACAAAATATTGATTCAACTAATCAATTAACAGAAGCTCAAAACAAAATCAAAAAACAATCAGTTCGTATTGCACAATTAAAAGAGAGTCTTAATAATAAAGATTCTAATATAAAAAAATTAAATGAAAGTAATGAATCAATAAATTCACAATCAAATGCTAAAATTGATTCATTGACTGAAACTATAAATGAACTTAATAAGATTGTTGAAGATTTAGAAACAAAATTAGCTTCAGCTAAAAAAGATGCTCAAATAAAACAAAAAGAATATTCAACTAATTTAGAAAAACAAAATACATTAGTTGAAAGATATAAAAAAATAGCAAAACTTTCTGTTGATAAATTTGTAGAGTCTCAAGCTATTAAATTAGGAGTATCTGTTAATGAGATTAAATCAAGGTTAAATGAAAATTATTCTTTCAAAGACATTGAAAAAGTGTGTGATGAAATTCAAGACTATAGATTAGGTTTGAATAATTTACCTTTTTCAACTAATTTTCAAAAACCAGTGAAAATGACTATAAATGAATCAATTAATCCAGAAAATGTTAATTCTGATGATGTTATTGATAGCACATTGTTAAGTTTGATGAACCAATTTTAAAAATATAAATAAAATTTAAAAATTTCATTTGATTTATTTAAAATTAATAAATCAAAATTATGTACATTGAAAGGAAAATATAATAATTATGGCTACTAAAAATTTATTAGAGTCTTATCGCAATCGCCTTTCTGTGGCTGACAGTGTTTATGCTCAGACACATAATGGTGCAAAAATGGACCAAAATAAAAAATTACTTATTGCTAATTCTTTAAATAATGTTAGCAAATTCCTCTCTGAGGCTTTTGAAAATTCTGCTGGTACCCAACGTGCCGCACTTGGGGATTATAAATTATTTTGTCTGACACTTACGACTTTAGCACTTCCCAATATGATTGCCCCCGAACTTGTTCTTACAGTTCCTATGGCATCCAGAACTGGCCGTGTTGCCTATCAAACTAAGGTAGCTTAATGCAGAAATGCATTATGAAAAACCACATTAATTGCTGGAACATCTTAATTTTATGCAACAAAAATTAAGACAATCAGCAGCCAAGCTTCTTGAAAAAGAAGACGGTTCAACGACTATCGAAAGGATAATTGAAGAGAAAAACTTCAATGAATAACTGAGTAGAGTACACTTTAATAAGTGGAAATGTGTGGGTTCCAATGAAGGATAAAACAACATTGGAATATGATATAGTCTGAACATCACAGTGATGTGATGAGTTTGATGTTACTGATAAATGACAATTCTCATATCCATAAATATGAGTCTTAATTTAAATTTTAATTCTTTATGGAGGATTTATGAATAAAGCCAAAAAATGTTATCAATCAAAAATTGTAATTCATAAAAATGATTTGGAAATTAAAATATATGAAAATGAATTACAATCATATTTGACTGATGGTTGGAAAAAAGGTTTTTCAGATTTGAGAAAACAAAAAATGAAAAACAGTTTTAAAAACTCAAAATATAGGCAAATTAAAAAAATAGTAGTTCATAAAAATGATGTTGAAAAAATTGTACCTGAAA